CAGCCGTTGGGTCCGAGGAGTACCGTGCCTTGGAAAGGGTCGGATGGGATCTTTTGATGCTATATGCCTTTGCTTAAGGTGTTGTCCGGCTCCACTCAAGAGACTGGCACACCCCCCACGTTGTCGGCTTTGGTGAGCCGTAATCACCACGTTGGGCGCGTTAAGTCCACCCCCAAACAGACATGAAAGTACCAAAACAGATTAGAGCGATAGGGGCCGTTACCCGAAACGTGCTACCCTCCGGCTTAGGGAATGTTCAAGCGTACTTCAGGAGAAAGGCGACCACGATGAAGAAGATCCAATTGGGTGTTATGCCCGTGGTGGACATAGATCCCGTGACGAATCATAATAAGTTTGTTCTGCTGGGTGATGAGGCGGCTATTGATGAGGACGTGGCCATTGAGGATGGTCTCGTTAATGAAAGACAGATAGTCGCGGAGGCTAAGGCTGCCAGGTTTAAGGCTGGTATGGCTAAGGTGGTGAAGAATGTGGAGAAGGCGAAGGCATTGCGGCCTGAAAACTTCTCCCAGTTAGTCATCCCATCGCGTAAGCAAGTCAACAAACTGGTGAGAGATAAGAAGTCACTCCGGGTGTATGATAGGTTGCTTTTCTACCTGCGAGCGAAACATTTTATGAAGTTTAGAGATGCGAGTCTAATAAATAATCTTGTCACAGACGCAAGAGTGTGGCTGAATAAGAACAAATTTGATATGGAGTCTGAGGTTGAATATCAGATTTTAGCCAATGCAGTCTGTGGCGCTTTCTTAGTCAGTGTGGAGGAGTTGCAGTTCCGAGAGAAGATCAAGGATGGTAGGAACTACGACAACATGGCTCATTTGAATAGGACTGTAAAAGGAAACCTGGGTAAGGCTCTCTTACCCGGAGACCGTGGGGTTTTTCCGTTACGTTCTATATTTTTACCAACTGGTGTGGATAAGCCATGAGTGAGCCTCACGGTTCGCGAGGATAGGTGTCTCGGTGCCTTGCCTGAAAATTTGCATTCCGACCTATACTCGCTGGATGCGTCCGTGTTGGCAGATCATAAAGTAGGAAAACATATAAAGATTTTCGATGCAGACTATATTGGCCCTTTATTTTATTATAATTCCTGTTTTTGTAACGAGTTTGCTGGTTTCAGAGATAGACATTTTCCATCGTTATTTAATAACTATGAGCCAGAGACGTGTAAGCGTCTGCTGAGGTTTGGCTATGATGAATTCAGTAGGGTCGTTACAAAATTGGAGGCAGTATCCCATGTCAAGCTGATACAGTTTACAAGGCAGAAAATCTTAGCTCGTTATCGCAACGCTTACCAAAGCTTGCTCAAGGGTAGGACCTTAGTTACTAATCGTCTTGCTCTCGCGCATGCTTTTGTTAAGGTTGAGAAAATGAAGGATGGTGATGAGTATAAGCCTCCTAGGCTAATCCAACATAGGAGTTATGAATACCTATATATGCTAAAGCGGGGAGTCTTAGATTTTTCAAAGACTATCCGAGAAAATCGAGAACTATGGTTTCACCAACCTGTTAATACTGTCTTTACAAAGAATATGTTGCCGAGGGATTCATTGCGGGTGATGATTGACAGTTGGGATTCTATGAGTGATCCTGTAGCACTGTGCTTAGATCATAGCACTTATGATGCTAGGAAGACTCTGGAGTCGCTTACTGTAGAGCATGAATTCTGGAATAAGACATTTGATAGTCCTATACTTAGGAAGTTGCTCAATTGCCAATTAGACAATAGGGGATACTCCAAAGGTGGGATATCATATAATGTTCGAGGGACGCGCTTGTCCGGCGAGTATACCACTTCGGATGGCAACTCGCTTGACAACGCTTGTATGTTGGCATCCTTTGTTAAGAACTGTTCTAAATTTTTTATTTTTGTTAATGGTGATGATTCCGTAGTTTTCGTTGAGAGGTCAGATTATGAAGAACATGTGCCAGGACTTGAGTGGTTTGAGCAATTTAATCACAAGACGAAGCTTGACGTTATGACGGATGAATTCAGACGAATAACATATTGTCAATGTAGTCCAGTTAGGATCATGGGTGAGTGGGTGTGGGTGAAAGATCCCATTAGAACCATCACTCGGTCAAGCTATTGTCGGGCTGAATACTATAAATGTCTTGGTCGATACTTGTGCTCTATTGGACTTTGCGAGCTAGCCATCAATTCTGGCGTACCTGTTCTACAATCTTGGGCGGAGTTTCTCATTTCTTCTGGTGGATTAGTCAAACCATTGGGATCTGTTGATAAGATCCCGGCACAATTGGCTGGTGGGGTTTCTAGGTTGCAGCCAATTACAGATCAGGCCAGGTCGGATTTCGAAGTGGCTTTCGGAATCAGTATCCAACAACAGTTGGATATGGAGCGGGCCTTTGCCGGGGATATCACCAGAACCCAACTGGAAGCTTATATTCAACACTACAAATATTTTTCACAATTTTAATGGCGAGCGAAGCGAAACGCGCGCGTCGGCGTCGAAACAGACAGAGAAAACGAGCTCGAGCGGCAAAGCCTAAGATGATTTCCCGCAAGAATGCGAACAAGCAGCGTAGAGGCCAACGACAGGTTCAAGTGTCGACGAAGGCCCCTACTTTGGGCGAATTACAGGAAGGAGTCCAAAATATGACCCTAACACCGCAACGATTGGGTGACCCATACCTAGACTGTCGCATAAGTCCATATAGTTCGAAGGGAGGCATGGGAATACCAGATGGTCGTAACCACAAGTACATTGTGGTCGACCATTTCGTTGCTGATACTATCGTTGTTAGTAGTTCCAATGGCTTCACTATCCTCACAACTCCTACACTTCCCGCCACAGCCGCCATTCGTGGTGGGGGCGCTGATGCAGCTGTAGAACTCACAATTAATGGTAACTCATATAAGAATGGGTTTACCACTAACCCTGGCCTAAATTCTTGGTATCCATTGGGGGTGCCAGCTGAGTGGGCAGGAACAGACACGTTTCCCGGACAAGGGTTTGGAAATGACCCTTATACGAGTGCATCAGCTCGCTGTGTCAGCGTGCAAAGGCGCTTGTTGTACCTCTCGTCCGCGGTGAATGCTACCGGTATCATAGCAGTCACGCCGATGAAGTTAGGTTTGTCCGTCGGACCTACCACCACACTGGCCGCGACTACGCCCACAGCGAACAATATAGTGGGCGCTTTGTACGCGGATAGTACTCAGACTTCTTTAACAGCCTGTAAGGTTGGTACCCAGATTTTATCTGGGGATATGGGGTACAATACCAGTGTCTTCACGCGCGATACAGTTACTACGCGAGTAGAGAATGGTGTCACCGTGATAGGTAAGCATTATGGCGAGGTCTTCCGTATATTACCCACGGTTGACAACCCGTATTTGCTGTCCATTGATGCCCCCTCAGCGGCCTCTTCTAGCGGGGGCACTCAGGTGGCGTGTTTTTGGTGTGGTACTACAGTAGCTGGCAATTCCAAAAATACTGGGGTTGTTTGGTATGATGATGATTGGGAAGGGACCCAGATTGTCGTGACTGGTAATGTCACAGGGGCGACCTTTCGATTGGAGACGGTTGTGTGTATGGAGTATTCGCTTCAGACAACTTCCGCTTTTGCTCCATTGTCTATTCAGAATTCGCCGGAAAGAGTTGGCGTTGTTCGCAAAGTGGATAGGGTTGTTAATGCGCTCCCGGTAGCAGTACCTGGTGGGCAGTGGCAAGCCTATCTATGACGGGGTGGCGAGGTCGATCATTCTGTTCTTGATATGGAAGGTGCTATTGCAGATCTAGATATCCCTCTTGTGGGTGATGAGGAGGAATTTGTTAATGATTCTGTACCTCTCACACTGCCAACAGACGTTCTTCATCGTCTCAGGACTCAGGGAGCTGAGACAAAGCCCAGGAATAGTGCTTTGCAGCAGCTGATCAAGAGTCAGAACACCGAGGCTGAGAAGACGGTCCAAGAATTATTTGCGCAGTACCATAAGGGAGGTATTTCGTTAGAGAAGGCCAAGGCTCTCAGACATGATTTCGCGAAGAATCTGCGTGATCAGTATGCTAGTAGTTATGCTGCTGGTCATGAGAGCACTGACCTTACACCGGAACAATATAACCGCCAACAGAATGATTTCTGAGAGGCTCACATGCAGTAAGGCCAATGCATGATGAGCCACTTAGGTGGCCTCCACGGGGTGTGAAACTAACAGGATGGCAGAAGTTTGTGGCTTCTCCTTACAATCCTCTCTCTTGGCCATTTCGATTAATGGCTAAGATAGATGAGGTAGAGAGAGACTTTCCCACAATTGGTGGGACCCGCAGGCCTGCTAGATTATACCTCATGGAAGCTAGACCTAGCCGCTAGGCCTTGCCTTATGCTCGAGGTTATCTCTTGACGAGGCGCAAATCCTATGACCCTTCGCGACGGTAAAGAACTCGTACTGCTAGTGCTGGAGTGGGACCCAACACTACCGAGTACGGTGCC